CGATCTTAAATTTTGGTTGACGTATGAATTGATTTGATCAGGTCGAAGCGTTCCCGTATTCAATGCGGCGGCAAATTCGGCTTCTGATTGATGACCCAAGACCGACTGCATCATAATTTTTTTGATCTCTGCGGCTGTTTGGGAAATCTGATTGCTCGCTGTTTCGACTTCAAACTTTAGGACGGTTGCTATTGTCTCAGCTGAAGGTGTGACCGGGGGAGGTGGTACAACTATAACCTGAGTTGCAAACGAGACTGATAGTTTCTCAAGAGCCGCGTCCATTCCGTAACCGCCTCTGAATAGTGATTCAAAATCAATATCACTTAACAAAGCGGCGGCCTCGTTGCTTGGCAATCTAGCCAATGCGGGGTATCTTGATACCACCATATCAATAGCGGATTGATACGCGCTTGAGTAGGCTTGTGCGGCTTTGTCAGTCAGGTCGGGCATCTTCCTCTATTTCCTCAGTATCTTCAATATGGCCTGCATCGTCTCCATTCGCTCGATTACGGTATATATCTTCGCCAACCTCACAGCGATTGAAATGCTCGACGCAATCATCCGTTATCAATTCCAAGTATGTCATCAACGATTGTGCTTCGTCCATTTTCGGCCTTCTTTATTACGCCCGCACTTGTGGCGTTATTCGTTATCAACTCTTCGGCCTGCTTCTCATCCAGGTCGGGGTTATTTCGCATAGCTATGTCAACGGGGGTGATTAGGTTGTGGCTCAAGTTCCAATCGTCCTGCTCACGTTGTTCCTGTGGGCTTAGAAACTCAACCGACTCTGAGAAGTCAACCATTAGTGTGTCAGGGAGTGAAACACCAACACGGCTCAATATATCACGCTCGATCACATATACCTCAGTCTCTACATTGCGCCATCTAGCTACATCGCCCACACGTTCGTTCTGAAGCTCTTGGTTTCTTAACTTGATGGCAACACCTGACTCAGCTTGTGCAGAGCCTTCAACGAAGTCCTCTGGTAAGTGGTATGCCCGGGCGATATGTTTGTATAGCTGAGATTGTGCCTTTGTGACATCGCCAACAGTTGAGGGCGGGCTTAATATCCCAGCAGCTGCACCTTCAGGCAGGGCTGGCACCTTGTCAATGCCCCATTCAATCTCTTGATCGGCCTGCAGCCCTGTGACGTAGGGTTGTCCAAAGCTCTGATAGCCAACATTAGCATTTAATGCTGTCTGATAAAAGTTTATGCACAAATTCCCCTGAGCGAGATCCTCAGTTGGATTGTGATTGTAGAAATGTTGTGGTTGCTCTGTCCAGGCCAAGACAAATGGGAAGGGACCAGTAACCGACTCTGTTTGCTTCTGTATCCCATTGGCATCTATTATACGCCAGCCGTTCAAGTCCCATTCAACGAAGGTCTGTTCGTCTGTGCTGTCTGTGTTGGTTGATTGGGCTAGAGGGTATCTAATGCCAATCATATCACCGTACTTGTCAAACCAGGGCTGGAACTCAATCAATATAGAGTGGTCAATGATCTTCGTCTTGTCATTCCAAAAGGGGTGAATAGCGACAACATCTAAAAGGTTGGTCATCCTTTCGATACGTTGCATTCGCTCGTGTTTCTTAGGGATATGTTCGTTATAGCGTACTGTTGGAGGGTCTGCATCGAAGAATCGCTTGGCCTCAACCATATAGACCTCTGACGTTCTATCAATGACCCGCTTCGTGATATTGATGTTCCCAATAGGGACATTCTTTAGAAGGTTTTCAGCGAACCACCTCTTTGTCAGGTCATCAGTTTCAGCGTTATAGTAGAGTAGCCGGTTATGCCTGCGCTTCATAAATTGTTTATATTCCAGCTCATTAGCTGCGAGTCTTGAGAGTTTTACGGCACTTTCTGCGATGTTCGGAATCATTACTACCTCATGATTGAGCCGACGAACCCTCTATTGATCGGCCAAAGAAATTCTACACAATAACCCAAAGCATCAGACATATGCGTCCTTGCCTGGTCTGTCTTGTCCACGTCGCTACCCTTCCAAACAACGCGCTCCAAGTCAGTAACTAATTCCCTGCATTTCTCTGTATCTATTGTCATTCGCATTTCGCCTGCTTGTGACATGAATCGACTATTAACGGCATTAACCCTATCCTTGACAGGTGGGTGTGCGCGTCTTGCTATTACGATAAATCCGTTTTCTCTAAGGATGGCGTGGTCTGAGCGTGTGCTGGATGTTTTGCGAGCAGAACCGGCAGGGTCGGGATATACCGTAGCCCCTGGGTATTTAGCCCTTAATGTTGCCGCCATCTCAAACGTATTTGAATCTCTAAGCACCACCTCATCGAACCAATGAACATGGTCTTTGCCTATTCTATGCCCTATTGCGGCGGTCATCTTCTGTACGTTGAAATCCATACCAATAACAATAGGCGCATCACCCAGGTCATCCCTGCGGTCGTCATGCGTATCTCTATTGAATGAGTAATAGACCCTGTTCGATACAGTTTCAAAACTTGCTTCATACTCTTGTCTAAATGTCCTTGCATCAAGATCGCGCCTTGCGGCCTCTATCTCTTGTGGCTCAATATAACCACCCTCAATAGACTTGTATTGCCAAGACTGCCAGTTCTTTTCGTTAGACTGACCTCTATCATATAGATCGTAAAAGTGATTTAAACCGTCAGGCGTTCCCGTGAATAGGGCAGGGGCGTTATAATCTGAGAGCATTGGCCTTATGACCTCACCCCAAACATTCGGCTTCATATAGGCGTATTCATCCATAACGATACGCCTCAAACCGACACCTCGCAAACTGTCCTCATTATCTGCACCCATTAATGAAATCTTGTGCTGATTCGGCAATGTCGCCGTTAATTCGACTTCTGAGTAGTTCACATGGTTGTGCCATCCCCAAGCTCGGTGCAATTTCTTCAACACCGGCCACGCTATGCGCTTCGCTTGACGGTATGTAGGAGCTACAAACCACGAAAAGCCCTCGGGTTCTATCTTGGGTGGGTGTAAATACATAATGCCGAGATACGTCTTGCCCCATCTTCGGCCACATGCTAGTATTTTGAATCTTGCTTGATCTTGGAGTATCGCGCCGCGTGGTCGCTTTAAGTCTACCCTCATTCAATGACAATGCCTGTGAGCGGTTCTAGCTCTGTGATTGCTATCTTCTGCGTTGCAATGGCTAGACCGTCTTTACGGTTTGTCAAATAATCTCGCGCTCCCTTATCTCCGGCCTTTGCTTGTTCTACTGCTTTAGCTAGTATCTCAGCCCAATCATCATCACTTACCTTTGCCTCTATCATCTCAGCAACAGCAAAACCCTTCTTGGGTCGCCCGTTGGGGTTTCCGCTTTGTCCTGGTTTAAATGCTGTCTTGGGCGCTTTCCGCTTAGGTCTGTTATCAGTCTGCTTTACAGATTCGCTATTCATCCCCATATAATAAGCAATTATTTAGCCAAATGCAAGCAAAAAAGCCCCCCATTTCTGAGGGGCGAGTGCGCTTCTTTTTCTGCGCGTGGAGGAGGTTAATTAGATAATGCCCTTACCTTCTCTGCGTGTACTCTCACCATAAGCGGATGAGGTTACTATTGCCTTAGTCATAATCCATCATCGTTAAGCCTGTTTCATATACCGTGTCAAGGTCAGGAACTTTCTCACCATCAACCTCTTTAACCTCTGCTCTATATTCTACTCCGTCAGAATCATAACCACAAAATTCATCGACATCTAATTCCCATTCAATCACGATATTGTTCAACATCTCTACCCCCTATCTGTATTTCTGAACCCACATAGCATAAACATAGTCCTCGGCTTCTTTTGCTGTCAATCCACAATAATATTGCTCAAAGGGTTTTAACCATTTTGGGTCAGTGCTTGATTTGATTCTAACCATATAGCCGTTATGGTTGCCAACTATTGATTTGCTAGTCGATACGATTGTTATCTTCTCTTCGTTTACCTTGAATGTCATTTGATGTCTTTGTGCCATGTTAAG